TGGCGACCCAACAAGTCCCTGGCGGGCTAACCGACCAGATTTACATGAAAGAAGGAACCTACGCCAAATCTAAGTTAATCCGCGACCTTCATCCCGATGTAACCAGAATCGCTTGGAGATTCGGCCGTGTTCATCACTATGTTGATTATACCCCGTTCAAAAAAAACCGGTTGAAGCGGAAACCCGGGATTGTTATCCCCGATGATACTAACGAGTATGGGATGCGGTTAGTGAAAAAGCCAAAAACCGATTGAAAACGTGAGGAATCGAAAAGCCTTTAAATATCTTTCAAATAAACAGGTTAGAGATGATTTTATGGCGATTCCTAAAAAGAATGGAGATCCGTTTTATAAATCAACGGAATCCCAAGTTACAATCAGGCAAAACGCCGCATTCAAACTCCTATTGAACGGATACGGCCGGACTGACCTCCTACAATATTATGTCGCTCAATACCAGAAAACCGGTAATAAACTCTGGGATGTTGGAATAAACACCGTATCGAAGGACATTGCCGTATTCAAGAAAGAATTGACGAAACTCGCTTCTGTCAACCGAGAAGAAGAGTTGGGGCGGGCGCGGGCGCGGTTAGACGGGCTGTATCGGCTGGCAATGGCCGACCACGATATCAAAACTGCGCTATCCATAGAAAAGACCCGGATTGAACTGTTCCGGTTGAATGAGATCATTGACGATGGGACCGACGAAAGCCTGGACGAACTCATCAAAGCGTTGAAATCAAAGGTTGCTCAGCGCAAGAAACAGAAAACCACCAAGAAAAAACAGGATGATGAGTAACCACCATGATTATCCGTGACGTTTCCGATAAACAGTTGGATATCCTCGAATATTCTGATTCCCGGTGGAATATCAGTAGTGGCGCGGTTCGGAGCGGGAAAACCGTTGGGGGATTTCTCCTCCTTCCTCTGAGGATGACGACCCTGCCCCCGGGGAACTGTTTACTTATCGGGAAAACCGAACGCACCTTGAAGCGCAACGTTTTGAACCCGTTGCGGGAGATTTATGGTAAGAAACGGGTATCGGACCCGTTTGGAGACGGTGAAATAAAATTGTTCGGCCGGCATTGTTACATTGTTGGTGCGAACGATGAACGGGCCGTCACAAAGATCCAGGGGTTGGGGCTGGTTTATGCGTATGGCGATGAGATCACCACCTGGCCTGAATCTTTTTTCAATATGTTAAAATCTCGGTTATCCGAACCGGGAGCAATGTTTGACGGGTCTTGCAACCCGGAAGGCCCGTTCCACTGGTTGAAAGTCGGGTTCCTGGATAAAGCCGAAGATTATGGAATCCGGCATTTTGAGTTTAAATTGGATGATAACCCGTTCTTATCGCGTGAATTCGTTGAAGCCCTGAAAAGAGAGTATACTGGGGTATGGTATGACCGGTATATCGAAGGAAAATGGGTTCTTGCCGATGGAATCATCTACGATATGTTTGATAAGCAGTTACACGTAATTGAGCGTATCCCTGAACAGATTCGGTCATATTATGTTGCGGCTGATTATGGAACGACCAATCCAACCGCCTTTGGCTTATACGGGCTTGGGGCGTCCGGGACTGTATATAAGGAACGAGAATATTACTGGGATCCAGCAAATGAAGGCAAACAAAAGACCGATTCCGAGTTCTCCGATGCAATGGCCGCGTTCATTGGAAACATCGTTCCCCGGGCGATAATTGTTGACCCAAGCGCCGAATCGTTCCAACTCCAATTGAAGCGGGACGGGTTCAGGAACGTCATAAACGCCGATAACAGCGTCCTCGACGGGATTAGGACACAATCCCGGATGTTGACCACGGGACGTTACAAGGTGTTGGAGCGATGCAAACAGACAATTGCGGATTATGGCGCGTATGTTTGGGATTCCAAAGCACAAGAACGCGGCGAAGATAAACCCATCAAGAAGTTCGACCATACCAAGGATGAAGAGCGGTATTTGCTGCATACGCTGTTTGGGACCGAGCGATCCGTAAGAACTATGAGTAAACGCGGCCTCGGGTTATAATTTCGGGTTGTAATACTCAATAACACTTTTTGTCATTCCCATAACACGGGAAAATTCAACCCACCATTACAGCATTAACCGGATAATCTGACTAATTTACGATGCAGGTAACTGATGATCTCTACCCGTCTGGTATGTTCATATGTCGGCCCGGCAAAGTCCGTTAAATCGTCACTATATCGGTGTGGATTGAAACCCGGGTGGTCATCGATATGAGGAAAAATTACTGTGGGGCAAAAAGGTAAAAGATTGTGGCAAAGGCAAGTAACTGCGTTTACACGCAGTTACCTGTGAAAGAACCAGTGTCCGTCAACTAAATACCGGGAGGCGACCGGCATACCAGTATTGAATCCATACCCTTAAAAATATTCCGTTTGTTGTCGGTTTGCCTGTTTAAAAAACCCCGAAACCAACAAAACCCTGTTTGGAGGGGTTGTTTCTGGTGATACTCTTAAATACTGCCGGTTCTGATAAATATATCAGGAGCCGTGAGAATGAGCCGTTCGCTTCTATACCTTTCCGGGCCGTATACGGGAAACAATACCCATTCTACCGAAGAAAACATCAAAATTGCAAAAGAATACGCGCTTCTCGCATGGAAGAATGGGTGGGCAGCCGTGACCCCGCATCTCAATACGGCAGGTTTTGAAGAACTTACTGATATGTTGACTCATGCTGACTGGGTTGACGGATATCTGGCGATTCTGTCCAGGTTGGACCCAAACCATGATGCGGTATTGATGTTGCCCCGGTGGAACGAAAGTAAAGGGGCGGTATTGGAATTGAGAACCGCATTGGAGCGCGGTATCCGGGTCTTTTACGCAATTGACTTTTATATGGATGTTCCCGACCCTGCCCAATTTGAAAGAAAACCGTAAGGAAATGATGTAAATGCCTGATTTAACGATAACTACAACCACAATCCAGAAACGCATCGAACGCCACCCGGTTCAGAGATACAACACCATGATGGATTATTATCGGGGTGACCACCCGACAATATTGAACCGACCGGCTCTACCCGCGCCAAAACCGGATAACCGGATGATAGCCAATTACCCCGGATACATCGTCGATGTGAATTTGGGGTATTTCATGGGTGTTCCGGTCAGATACTCGTCCAAAACCGATGATACCAAATTTTCAGAGGTATTGAAAGATATTTTCGAATATAATGTCGAGAGCGATGAAAACGTCGAATTAGCAAAATCAATGGGAATTAAAGGCCATACCTTCGAACTCTTGTATATTGACGACGATAAACGGGTTCGATTCGATGTTGTTGACCCAGACGGCCTGATTATGGTATACGACTCGTTTATCACGCCGACCCCACTATATGCTATCCGATTTTGGGAAGAAGAAACGGCTGATTTAAACGGGAAAATGTTCTATGCCGAAGTATATACCGCTGAGAAAGTTTTCCGGTATTCGGGGAAGAACGCCCGGGATATGGTCCTGATTGAAGAACTGGATCATCCGTTTGGCGATGTTCCTATCGTTGAATTCATGAATAACGATGAGAGACAGAGCGATTTTGAAAAAGTTCTGTCCTTGATTGATGCGTATGACAAAAGTCAGTCTGATACGGCGAATGATTTCGAGTATTTCAGCGATGCTTACCTGAAAATCAAAGGAATGATGGGAACCGATGAAGAAACGATTGGAGAGATGAAGAAGAACCGGGTAATCCTCGTCACGGGAGAAGGCGATGCAGATTGGTTAGTTAAACAAATCAACGATGCTGCACTTGAGAACTATAAAACCCGCTTGGAGAAAGATATTCACAAACTGTCAAAAGTCCCGAATTTAACCGATGAAGCGTTTGCCGGGAACCTTTCCGGTATTGCGCTGCGCTACAAACTGTGGGGGCTGGAACAAAACACCGCTCAAAAAGAACGGAAATTCAAACGCGGTCTCCAACGCCGGATCAAACTTATTGCCAACTACTATAGAGCGTTTAACGAACAGTTCGATTGGCGCGACATTGAAATCACGTTTACCCGGAACATCCCCGAGAATATCCTGGATATCAGCCAGGTCGTCATGAACCTGAAAGGTATTCTCAGCGATGAGACAATCATCGGTCACCACCCGTGGGTTTCTGATGTTGAAGATGAAATGGTCCGGATTGAAAAAGAGAACGAAGGGAAAATCGATTTATCAGGTTACCTGGATGATTTGAGGGAACCGGAACAAGATACCGCCCCCATTGGGGAGGATCAAGTATGATTCCCCAATTCCGTCTCTATTTCAAAACCATGGCTCTTCTGGATTTCATTGAACCCGAATTAGACCAACTCCCGGAATTTTTCGAATTCCAGTCCATTGAAATCGGGGTGCCGCCCATTCAACGGTTGGACCCAACAGACCCCGTTATCAGTGATTTCCCGTTCCCGATTACCGAGGGCGATGTGTATGTGTTCGATGATGATATCACGGCTCACGCGGTCGGTCTTGCGTCTTACCTGCGGGCCTCGGTAAGGGTTCGCCCCGAGGATACCCTGGATGTGGTCTTGATGCGGCTTTGGCACGAACTTCTTCACGCAGTCGGCCAACCCGCTGATGATATGGCCAGTTTCCTGGATGATTGGGCGACCCCATTTGAACATGTATTGTGGGTAATCTGGCCGTGGTTCATGGGTTCTAGGGATGTTCCTTTCTGGCATAGACGATTCTACCGTTGGTTGACAACCTGTGCGGAAGCACGTTGGGGATAGTTGATATGGTGTCGAAATCCGTCCCGTTGTATAAAGTCCGGCAAGAAACAAAAGCGTTAGCCATACTTGCAACCGACCGCATTGGTGCAAACTATGCCGAGATGCTGTATGATATCCGGGAAGAATTGGGGAAGGTGTATCAGGAACACGGTAATCTTGACGGCGGGATGACGTTTTCAAACCTTGCTAAACACGGGTTGATTGATAAAATAAACAAGGATATTGAAACAATCGTCAAAAAACGGACAAAGGAAGCGGCACTTGAGATACGTAATTGTTTGAGAAAAACAGTTGCTTCGAGTCATGACTTGACGAAACTGGCGTTAGAACAAGAAGCCAATAAGAAAATTCGGGGAATCCTGAAACCCGAGATAGTTAACGCAATCGTGCAAAATCCCATATCGGGATTGAAATTGGACGAACGCCTTGCAACGAACCGGGTATTCACGGTTTCTACGATAAAGGAAGAGATTAACCGAGGGCTGATTCAAGGGAAACGGTATAAAGACATCGCTAAACAAATAGAACACAAGACCGAGATGGAAGCGTTTAAAGCCGTTCGTATCGTCCGAACCGAATCTCATCGCTGCCTTGAGGCGGGTAAATATGAATCTATCACCAATGCGTCGAAACAAGGGGTAAACCTGCGGAAATGGTGGCGCGATGGGGACGACGAGAAGGTCCGACCTGGCCACAATTACATGGGCGATAAATACAGCCGTGACAAAGCAATCCCGTTCGATGAAGATTTCGTGAACGACCTCACCGGTGGGAAAGGACCGCACCCAGGGGCCCTAGGAACGGCCGAAGACGATATCAATTGCCGGTGCGTAATGGTGGTTGAAATCATCACCGACCCAGATCCAGAGGAAGAACAAGGAATCAATAAACAACTGAAAAAACAGCGAGAAGACCTTGAAGCGGGGAAAGCA